GAATATCCATTACCACTTCTATTTGCACCAATATTAATACTTCTTGATGTTGTGCTACCACCATACATATCAATAGCACCACTTCCATATCCTTTTAATACTTCTGTGCCATCTGCTACTAATCTTAATTGACCTGGTGCTACTTCATCTATATAAGTATCTCCACCACCATCTAAATAAAATTTATCTCCACTTGCCATAGCAACATCTGTAAAGAAACTTGCAAAATCATTTATTTTGTTAAGTCTGAACATTTCAGCACCACCAACAAAGAATCTTAATCTATCATCAATATCTTCTCTTATGTAAGTATGCTCACTTCCTCCAAAGAAAACACTTTTACCTACTGGTATTTTAAGACTATCTCTAAGTGTAATTTTACCAGCACTATCCATTACTAAACTATTAGCTGTTGCATTTACATCGTAAATACTTAATGCATTTGATGCTCCACTTGCAGTAAAAATAAAATCTGAATTGTCTGTTGCCAGTCTTAAATGTGATCCAGTAGTTGATCCATCTTCATGAATAGTAAGATGGTTATTGCTTGGACTAAAAGTAAGATTAGATTCTACTGCCATAGTTGTAGCAGAATGATAACTTAATAATCCATTTTGAGTAGTGCCTAAAGTAGTAATAGGTACTGGTCCTAAAATCCATGATGCTGAACTTTGAGAGAATGCTATTGTCTTTCCATCATCACCAAGACCTGCACTTACATTTGCAAATTCTGATAGATTTCCATAAGGATCTGCCAGAGCATCACTAAAAAATAAATTACCAGATCCATTAGTTGTTAATACTTGTGCATTAGTTCCATCTGAAGTAGGAAATGTATAAGCATTATTAAATGTTATTGCACCTGCGTTGGTTATTTTAAATCTTTCAGTACCACTTGCCCTCACTACTAAAGTATTAGTTGCAGTAGAGTCTATTACAGATGCTGTACCATTTGCCTGAAGTTTCATTACATGATTATTATTGTCAATTCTTAATTCAGGAACTGCTGTGTGTGCTTCAAAAATGTGTAAATTTGCACCAGGTGATGCAGTACCAATTCCCACTCGTGAAGTACTATCTACTACTAAAGTATTACTTCCTGCACCATCTTTAATTTTTACAGGCGTTGCAGGTACTGAAGCATCATAAAAACTAAACCAATTATTAGTTGCATCATAACCAATATTCCAAGCGACATCAGTATTTTCTTTAAAATGTATTCTTGTATTATTAGTGTCGCTTCTTAATTGCAATATGGCATTACTACCACTTCTATTTATTTCTAATTGTCCTGCACTATAAGTTAATTCTGATTCTACATTTGCAAAACTTGCTGAATGGTAAGTCAATAATCCATCAGTAGTACTACCTGACATTTGAGTTGCAGGTGCAGATGATAATACAAAACTTGCTGAGCTTCCTGAAAAAGCAATAAACTTGTCAGTATCATTTAATCCAAGAGATGATATATCAATAGCAGAAATATCATCTAAAACAGCATCAGAAGCTTGTTTATTATTAAGCTGTGTTTGAATGTTAGAAGTAACGCCATCTAAATAATCAAATTCAGTATTGGTAACACCAGTAGCATGTAATGTATCTAGATAATTTAATTCTGTCACACTTCCTGTATATCCATCTAAAACATTTATCTCAGCAGAAGTAGAAGTGATCCCTAAATTTGTTAATGCATTTGTTTTTTGTGTAGAAGTTAATCCTTGAGAAGCAGTATCTATTCTTAGTCTATTACCTAAAGATGTTGCTGTAGTTGTAGCAAAGTTCGGATCGTCGCCTAATGCTGAAGCCAATTCATTTAATGTATCTAATGTACCAGGTGCACTATCTACTAAACCTGCTACTTCAGTATCTACATAAGATCTTGTAGCAATAGTAGATGTATTCACATTGATTGTAATATTTCCTGATCCAGAAGTTGTGATCCCTGTACCAGCAGTGATCCCTGTTACCGCACCTTGAGCATTTAGATCTATGGCACCATCACCATTATCATCATAGGTAGCAGTAAGATTTGTATGAGATCCATTAGTAACTAACATATCACCTACAATGTCCTGGATATATTCCTGGATTGTTTTAGATCCTACTAAAAAATTCCCAGCAGTACCAATCTTAACTTTATTGGTAGCCAGGTATAAATCTGATCCTGTACCATCACCATCAAATACTTGCTGTAAAGTAGATGTAAGACCACCAGTCTCTCCAGTATGGTAGAGCTGTGTATATCCCTGTGATACAGGTGTATTTCCTAAATTTGTATTGCTACTCATTAATAATATTATCTCCAAGATCTGCTCTTAACTTCTTATCAGATAAGTGACCTAGTTTTAAAAGAGTTGGTTTACTGATCAGTCTTTGGACCTTGCCTTTTTTTTCACATGGCTTTCCATCTTGATCTGAAATTGTGCATGTTTTTAGCTTAGGCTCATTGAAACTTTGGATAGTTTGAAATTTTTTACCGCACTCACATAAATACTCATATATTGGCATAAACACCTCTTTTTGTTAAAATTTGAAGCTCTAAAATAGTCCTAGAAGCTCTTAAAATCTTTTTTTGGTACCTACATAAGGCTGGTTTTCACCAGCCCTATATAAGATGTAAATCCTACTATGCAGGATTTTTAAAGTTCACAATTCCGCAGTCAGCATCATTATTTGCGTGTGACAAAGTCGCACCAAATAACATATCTACTACTACTGAAGTTGATAGATAATCAATATCATAAGAGCTCTGACTTCTTACACCGAATTGCTCAGCATAGAAAACAGATTCTTTTTTGAATACTGATCCTGATACAGCAGTACCACCTTCTGTCCAATCAGTTGAAGGATATACTGGCATACCATAGATGTTGATTAATTGCCCTGAAGCAATAGGTGATCCCTCACCTCTTTCATTAGCTTTGGTGAAATCACCTTGTCCCATTAAGCCCATGTAAGCTTTAGGATTAGCATAGAAGAAAGTATCTCCATCTGTGTAGTCATGATTAGCATCTAGAAGTTTCTCTAAACCAGCTCTTAATTCTGCTGGAAGAATAACATCATCTGTTGCTAAAGTAACATTGTTTTGCGTATGAGCAACAATCAGAGAAGCAATATAAGCTTCCACACCTTTCGCAAGGCTGTAGCCCATTGAGCTGGCATAAGCATTGAAGAGATCCTGAGATGATTGCACTTGTGCAATATCTTCAATTCTCTTTGCTTCATAGATGTGTTGATCGAGAGCTATTGTTCTTGATGTATCAGTATTAGCATCATAAGTAACAGCACCATCTGCTGACTTATCTCTTTTTGTGTCCTCAGACACTTTTGGTACATTAATGCGATCTGCACCTTGAGCTAAACTTGAAAAATCAGTAACCTGATTTCTTAAGATCATTCTCTTTTGTGCATAATCTAAAACCGCATCAGACCACAATTCCCCTAAGAAAACATCTGCTGTTCCCCCAGTTCCTGTAACATTTGCCATTTTAAAACCCCTTTATAAGTTTTTTAGTTTTTCTTATAGCCTTCTACAATTTGATTCCAAAGATTAGGATCTCTTTTCATTTTCATGCGATCCTCTTCAGTGATGTCTGACATCTTAGTGGCTGAAGCAAACTTGCCACTAGCAGTTACCTCTTTACTAGGATCCATCTTAACCTTATTCATCTTTTTATTTTCCAAATGTCTTTCAAGCTTCTCCAATGATAATTCATTGTAGATCTCTTGATCTGCTTCTGGAAGTTCTGATAACAAGTGTTCTTTCCTTTGAGCTCTCTTCATTTGCATCTGATCATAATCAGCTTTAATGCCACTCAAAGAATCAATCTCTTTCTTGTAGTTTTCAGCTATTTCTTTCCATTTACCTTGTTCAGCTAATTGCTCTTCTTCTTTTGTAGCAATTAATTTCTTGAGCTCATTAAGCTCTGACTCTGCTGATTGAGCCCTTGTTCGGTACTTCTTACTTTCTGCAATCAAGCCACCGACTGCTTCATTATCCTGTGTAGTGTTATCTGCTACTGCTTCTTCTACTACTTTATTTTCTTGTACTTCCTGTACTTCAGACATGTAATGTCCTCCTGGTTATTTCATAACTTCTGTTTTAGCAACATACTTTTTTATATTTGTTCTTGCTAACACATCAGCTATTCTATTTGCTATTATGGCTCTGTTCTCTTTCCTTAAATCAAAGAGATCATAGCCCTTTGGTTTCCTTGCTCTGTTGCCTAGAACTACTGATGCACTATCAAATCTGATAATAGCAGTATTCTTCCTGGCACCAGGTCGCATAGATCTTAAAGTTCTTCCTGTTAAATTCATGTTTACAAAATTTGCATCTGTATTAGTTGCTTTTGCCTTGAAACCTTTGAGCTTAGCACCATCTTTAAATCTTCTCATGCCATTAGCTTTATATGCCTGGTACTTTCCTTTTTTCTTTGGTGATCCACCTTTAGTGTCACCATGTGATCCATATTGCTGATTCTTAACACCATTCTGGAAGATGCCCTTATCAGCATCTCTTCTAATAAGATCTATAGCTTCTTGAGCTATAACCTTCATGACTTCTCTATTTAATTTTGTTATTGCTGGTAATTTCATTCCTGTACTTTCACCCAATCATGTCTGCAATTAAATCCACCTCTATCTGAGAATCCAAAGAACTCAGATCTATCATCTTGAACACCGATAATATCTCTGAGATTTCTAATCTCTGCTAAAGTAAGTGGACCATTCTTTGCTACATGTCTTTTAACTGCTGAACAGGCATCTCTAATGTTACCTGTAGTAGGTCCTATATAATCAAACTTAGTCTCTGGAAACTGCTCATATGCCTTCTGCCTGGTAGCAT